GATGCTGAACGCATGGTTGATGCCCGAAGACTCAATGGAGTATTGCGACTGGATTGCGTTGAGCGCAGACGTAAAAGCAAAGTGGTACAAAGCCAAGGAGGCCAAGCCGTGAAACGAGTTCCAGACAAATGCCCATTCTGCGAGTCGCCGATCATGGTTCATGTTGGTAACCTGCTAAGATCGGAGGATGGCGGATTCGCAACCTACAAATGCAAGACCGTTCAAGACGTGCGGTGGGACGAGAAATACATCAGGGATGGACAATCTGATGTGTGTCGTATTCTTGAGGTTCAACTGCTGACGAAGCAACGTGATGAAGCGCGAGAGCGCATCAAGCGGCTGGAGGAGGGCGGTGATGAAGCCATTTACAAAACGAACCTGTTTGACCGAGAGGCGCATTGGAACAAAGCCAAGGAGGCCAAGCTGTGACTATCACAATCAAATCGTGGATCATACCACTGCTAATTACGGTAATTATGTTGTGCATCATGTTCAGGAAATACCGTTCCAGTGAGCAGTATGACTTTGGAATTGTATTTCGGCTGTTTTGGCTAATACCGATCGGAGCTGTTTGGATGGTTTACATGGGTGTACTTCTAATCATCAAGGAGGCCAAGCCGTGAACCCTCAACACGAAGCGCACGAACGTATGTGCAAATCCATCGGAGACATGGCGAAGGAGAACGAGGCTCTCAAGCAGCACGTTTCTGAGCTTGAAAACCGTCTCCGCGCTCTGTGGGACAAGCTCGAAGGTGAGAGAAAGCATTACATGGAGAGGATCGAAAAACTCGAAGAAGCTGGTGATGCGATGGCTGAACGCTGCGAGGTAGACATCGAGAACTGGTACAGAACAAAGGAGGCCAAGCTGTGAGCGATACACCAAGGACGGATGAGTTTGATGGAGAATACAGTGAATGGTCGCCAGCCAAGCCTAAAAACTGGCCCGCATTCGCCCGCCACCTCGAACGCGAACTCGCAGCCGCAAACCGGCGCATTGAATCCCTCAACCGTGGCAACGCCGCTGCCGAGAGGATCCTTTGCGAGGCTGCTGGCGTCGGATCCGGGCGCGATGTCCTGGACTGGATCGTGGCTGCCAAGGACCGCATCAAGCGGCTGGAGGCTGCGGGGGATGAGATGGAAAGGTATATCTTCGATCAAACCAACACTCGATGGATTATATGCGCTATTCAATGGCGCGAAGCCAAGGAGGCCAAGCCGTGAGCGATACACCGAGGAAGGATCATCTGGTCAAACACGCTCCGATTGGCCTCCGCCCAATTCCGGCATTCGATCAAGCGGTCGAGTTGGTCGATGCACTCGAACGCGAACTAAACGCTGCCAATGACCGCATCAGATTGCTCATCGCAGAGCGCGACACAGCGCGACAACAGGCTCATCAGAATTACACGCTCCGCGAGGAGTTCCGCGCAATGCTTGGAACCGATGATGTCAAGCGGGGAGTGGCTGTGGTGCGTGAGATCAAGGAGCGCATCAAGCGGCTGGAGGCTGCGGGGGATGCACTCGCCAACAATCACAACCCGTTTACGTTTATCGACTGGCACAAAGCCAAGGAGGCCAAGCCGTGACCACCTTCCACGCATTCATTGCTGATCGCGGTTATGCTGAGCCGTATGACGGATATCGAAGTCTGTTCGGATTCATTTGGTGGTTTTGGATTCCGAGACTTCACACACAACGCCCAGACGAGTGGAATCCACGGGTAATCAGAGTCATCTGGCTGTGCTTTGCCGCTGGAATTGAAGTCTGGGGCGATGAGTCAAAATCCGTATGGCCAAATCAGCCAAAACCAGCAGCCAAGGAGGCCAAGCCGTGAGCGTCTTTGCCACCATGGGCGTCATCCTTCTCCTAACACTAGCCGCACTAGCATTCGGACTGTTGATCGTCCTGGTCGTGCTGATCCAAGAGATCGGTCCGCTGCTCGACTGGCTGGGGAAATTGAAAAGGAAGGAGAAGCCGTGAACAACCCAATCGACCCTGTTGCATTCGTCTTCAAGCACCGGAAGACGGGCCAGATCGCAGTCGCACCCAGCGAGCGGTGGCATGAGTACTACGACAACAAGGAGAACTGGGAACACACCGCCAGCATCAACGCCTGTGGCGCACTCCAATACATCCTGTCAGTCGGACCGATAGAGCGGAACCGATATTTGAGGTCGCTGACCGAGAAGGTATGAAACCCATCCTCCCAGAATGCCGCCCAGGCCAACGGCGATTCGCCAAAGTCCCCGACCACATCAGGGCCATGATCCTCAAGGAGCATCCAACAATCTCCTATCTGGAACTCTCAAAGAAATACAACCTCTCAAACTCCGTACTGTGGTACATCCGCAACAACGTCAAATTCCCAAGCAAGTACAAACACAAATGAAAACCTCAGATGCCATCGTCAAGGTGTCCGAACTCAGAACAAAAGGATACTCATACACACAAATCGCCCGCGAACTCGGATTCACAAAACAACGAGTAGGCCAAATAGTGGAAGCTCACCGCAACCAATCCCGATGGGATCACGGCCTGTCACAACGCAACCGATCAATCCTCAAAGCCCTCGATATCACCGACCGTTTCGCCGCCATGCTCGCCATCGAGGAAAACAAATTGGCCCCATACAAGTTCAAGAACTACGGCAGAAAATCATTCACCAGCCTCTGCCAATGGCTCGGAATACCAGTCAAACCATTCTCCAAATCCATCACATGCCCAAAATGCCAACACCACATCAATCTCTCCTCCTCGTAACCACCTCATTCCAAATCGATTACACATCACTCACTACACTCCAACGACACGCCACCAAACTGGGATTCAAATCATGGGGACACTTCCTTCGATTCCTATGCACCACTCATCCAGCCACGACCTCGTTGTGGCCCTCAACATCCTCGCGTCCGAAATCCAGTCCGAAGACGGTGCCTCAAACGCCGTCTGCTTCGAGGCATCAATCCGCATCCAACAACTCATCGCGCTGACCAAGGAACTCAGCGACCACATCCTGGCCAGCCCCATCCATCACCCCAAATGCAACGCCAAAACCAAAGGATCCTACTGTAACTGCATCCTCTCTCGGATCACACCCAACCAATGAAAACACCGCGCCGCGAACAACCATGGTACGAGGCTCGCCTCGAAACCAACTCCAAACCCGGACCCATGTCCAACGCCGAACGATCCGCCTTCACACTGGAAAACCGCCGCATCCTAGATGACGCTCCACGCCTCATCGCCTACGGAATCGCCAAGGGATGGATCAGCTACCCAACCAAGAAAACCCACTTCACATGGAAACCGATCGACAGTTCGTCAACATCCACAACCCTGCCGTGGTCGTCACAGTCCTCGGGCACGGACAATATCGCCTAGGTGAAACCCGACGCTCCGTGACCATCTACGAACGCAGGGGCGCTCTCTACGTACGCAATACCGAAGAGTTCAACCGCATCTTCAGGCCACTCAAGTAGTAGGCCAACCAGCAACGAATCAACGACATGACAACGCTCCAACGAGCGGCGCTCTGGCTCGCCAAGGTTCCGCCAGCCATCTCCGGATCCGGAGGACATTCACAGACCTACACCGCCGCCGTGGGACTCGTCCACGGCTTCGGCCTTTCCACAACCGACGTCTTCACGCTCCTCTCGGACTGGAACCGCTCCTGCCAGCCGCCATGGACCGACCGCGAGCTGCTCCATAAGATCCGCCAAGCCGACGAGAAGCCCCACGACAAGCCACGCGGGCACCTGGCCAACACCTCGGACCATCGCCCCACCCAACCGCTCGACATCACCCGCGTGACCTTCAAGCGACCAGCTCCGGTAGCCACGCCCACCGGCGCATCAGAGTTCCGGCGCTTCCTCGAAGCCTGCTTCGCCCAGGGCGAAACCGTCTGCATCTGCGACAACGTCTCCGAAGAGGACGGTAGGCCACTGTCCAGCGGGTCGTTCATCCCCCGCGAGGAATGGCTCGCCCGCCATGACGAACCCGGCGCCGGGATCCTCGGACCCGAACGACGCGGCGTCTTCGTCCGGATCAACCCGTTCAAGCCCAACCTCTACAGCGGATCCGACAACGACGTGTCCGCCTACCGCCATGTCCTCGTCGAGATGGACGAACGCCCCAAAACCGAACAGGAGAAGGCCCTCCGCGACACCGGCATGCCCATCTCCGCCCTCATCGACAGCGGCGGCAAGTCCATCCACGCATGGGTCAGAGTCGATGCACCAGACCGAAAGGAATGGGAAGCCCGCCGGGATCTCATCTACAACCTCATCCCCGGCATCGATCCCAAGAACAAGAACCCCGCACGGTTCTCCCGCCTCCCAGGCGCATTCCGCAACGGCTGTCCCCAACGCCTGATCGCCACTCAGATCGGTCCAGAGTCATGGGCCGATTGGCTCAGCGACCGCGAGACCGCCGACGACAAGGCCACCATCGTCACCGTCAAAGACCTGCTCTACTTCGATGAGGACAACGATCCCGACAACCTCATCGGCAAACGGTGGCTCACCCGGGGCTCATCCATGATCATCTCCGGGGGCACCGGCATCGGGAAGTCATCACTGATGATGCAGATCGTCATCCGGTGGTGCCTCGGAAAGGACTTCTTCGGAATCGCGCCGGTGCGGCCATTGAAGATCGGTGTCATCCAAGCCGAGAACGACAAGGGCGACCTGGCCGAAGCATTCAAGGGCGTCATCAAGGGACTCAACATCTCGCGTGATGACATCCGCACCCTCCAAGAAAACCTCCACTTCCGCACCGAATCCGTCCGCACCGGGGACGCATTCCTGTCCTACGCCACACGCTTCATCACCCGATCCAAGCTCGACCTCATCATCGGCGACCCGCTCTTCTCCTACTTCGGGGGCGACCTCAGCGACCAGGGCGAGGTCAGCACGTTCCTCCGCAACAAGCTCCAGCCCATCCTCCACCAGACCAAGGTCGCTTGGATCTGGATGCACCACATCTCCAAGGCCCAACGCAAGGACGGCGAGCCACTCACCACCATGGAACTCGCCCACGCCGGGTTCGGATCCTCTGAACTAGCCAACTGGGCGCGGGAGATCGCGGTACTGGCAGAAGTAGGCCAATCAAAGCCTCGACGCTTCCAACTGGCCTTCTGCAAGCGGGGATCGAGGCTCACGGCATCGGCACTAAACCTTCAGCACTCTCCCAACGGAATCGTGTGGGACCAGTGGAACCCGATGGTGATGACAGGGGCTCAACTGAAGGAACCGAAGCCTCCGGCTCGTCGTCGAGGAGCGCGATCATAGACGCCCGCCATTCCGCATCCGACATCTTGGGAGCCGCTTCCTCCTTCTCGGGGGGAGCGGCTTCTTGCTGTTGGGGATCGGATGCCGGCTCCACAGTCTCATCCTCCTCCTCCTCCCTATCGCGTTTGCGCGACCGCTTCCGCTCCAGTTGGCC